ATCTTCATCAGGTGGTGATAATCCAGTTATCTCAAATGGAGAAAACCCAAGAAAGGCTTACTTAGGTATTTCAAATATCACAGGTATTGACTACGATTTCTTTGAATATAAAGGTAAACAAATTCCTGCTAACTTAGCAACAGATACTGAAGGTATCGGATGGGGTTATATTACTAAAGGTTTCCATATGGATAGTGGGGCTACCGTAGTTACAATATACAATCCAGCAACATCAGCATACACTCAAGCATTTGAAGTTGGTGCTGGTTCATTCAATAGTGAACCTGAAGATTCAGATAATCCATATTTCAGATTAAATACTCGTAAATTTACAGTATTAGCTTATGGTGGTTTTGATGGATGGGATATTTACAGAGAATATAGAACAAACGGAGATACATTCGCGTTAGGACAATCAGGATTTAAATACGGAGCGGCTTCTTCAGTTACCTACCCTACAGCATCGGGATGGGGAGCATTCAAACAAATTTCAGGACCTAACCAAGAGACTTGGGCGAATACTGACTATTATGCATACAAATGGGGTCAAGCAACTTTTGCAAATCCTGAATCAGTTAACATTAACGTATTTGTAACGCCAGGAATTGATTATTATTACAACTCAAATTTAGTTGAAGACGCAATTGATATGGTTGAAACAGATAGAGCTGACTCAATTTATATTTGTACAACACCTGACTTTAACTTATTATTACCATCTTATCAAGATATTGAAGAAGGATTAGTATATCCGCAAGAGATTGTTGATAGGTTAGAAAACACAAGTATAGATTCTAACTACACTGCAACATACTATCCATGGGTATTAACAAGAGACACGGTGAATAATACACAGATTTATATTCCACCGACAGCAGAAGTTACTAAAAACTTGGCGTTAACAGACAACATAGCATTCCCTTGGTTTGCATCTGCAGGTTACACAAGAGGTTTAGTAAACGCAATTAGAGCACGTAAAAAACTAACTCAAGAAGATAGAGACACTCTTTATAAAGGTAGAGTTAACCCAATTGCAACATTCTCAGACGTTGGTACAGTAATTTGGGGTAACAAAACATTACAAGTTAGAGAATCTGCACTTGATAGAATTAACGTAAGAAGATTGTTATTACAAGCACGTAAATTGATTTCGGCGGTGGCCGTTAGATTATTGTTTGAACAAAACGATGATAAAGTAAGACAACAATTCCTAGATTCAGTTAACCCAATATTAGATTCAATCAGAAGAGATAGAGGTTTAATTGACTTTAGAGTTACAGTATCTAACACTCCTGAAGATTTAGATTCCAATACGTTAACTGGTAAAATTTTCTTGAAACCTACAAGGGCGTTAGAATACATTGATATTGAATTTGTAATTACACCAACAGGGGCGTCTTTTGACGATGTATAATAAAAAATAAAATTAATGGGGAGTAGAAATATTCCCCATTATATATTTATTAAAAAAAAAGTTATGAAAATTAAAAAAAAATTAATTAAAGAAACTGTGGGTGATATTAGTAGAAATCATACAACATACTCACAAAAAAAACAAAACATAATCATAACTGAAAGTCAGTTAGAAAAAATTTTAGAGTTCATCAATAAAAAATGAATATAAAAAAACACGTATATAATTATTTAAACAAACGTAGAATACACGAGGGTTTTGATGAAGAAGGAAATCCTGACACAAAATACTATGCGTTTGATTGGGACGACAATATTGTTTTTATGCCAACACAAATTATGGTGATGACTGAAAACGAAGAAGAGATTGGGATGTCCACTGAAGATTTTGCTGAACACAGACACGAATTGGGGGTTGAACCTTTTAATTATAAAGGAACTACCGTTGTTGGTTACGCACCTAATCCATTTAGAAACTTCAGATTAGAAGGAGATAAAAGATTTATTATAGACTCAATGGTTGCGTCACCTGGCCCATCATGGAACGATTTTGTGGAATGTATTAATGGAGGGTCAATATTTGCAATAATCACAGCAAGGGGACATAACCCTGAAACATTAAAAGAGGCGACATATAACTATATTGTTTCTAACCATAACGGAATCAATAAAAATACTTTAGTAGAAAATTTAAAAAAATATAGAAATTTTACAACTGAAGAAAATTTAGAAGAGGGGTTTGAATTAAATTTCACAGATAAAGATTTAATTGACGAATATTTAGATATGTGTCGGTTTCATCCGGTAACTTTTGGGGAGGGTAGTGCTGCAAATCCTGAAGAAGGAAAAATCAAAGCTATGAGAACTTTTATTAGTTATTGTAAAGATTTGGCAAAAGAAATAGGTGAAAAGGCATTTTTTAAAAATGATATGAATAATCAAGAAATAATACCTTCTATTGGTTTTTCAGATGATGATTTAAAAAATGTAGAAAAAATGAAAGAATTTTTATCTAGTGAATATGAAGAAAATCCAGTAAAAACATATTTAACTAAAGGAAATATTAAAAAAGAATATTAAAACCGGATTCTATATAAGAATATTTTTTAAATAGAAAAAGTAAATAGAAAAAAAATAAACAACATAATATTTATATAATAAATAAAACAATTAAAAAAGAGAAAACATGGCTGATTTATTAATGAAAATGCCTTTTCAGTATGAACCTAAAAGAAAAAATAGGTTTATTATGACATTTCCTTCTTCTTTGGGTATCAATTCATGGTATGTTGAAAGTACGTCAAGACCATCAATAGATATTGGAAAAAAGGAGATTAAATTCTTAAACACTGAAACATACGTATCAGGATCATTCAAATGGGGTGAGATTAGTGTAAAATTAAGAGATCCAATTGGACCTTCAGCCGCACAAGCAGTTATGGAATGGGTTCGTTTACATGCAGAATCAGTAACAGGTCGTATGGGTTATGCGGCGGGGTACAAAAAAGACGTTGATTTAGAAATGCTAGACCCAACGGGAGTTGCTGTTGAAAAATGGATTCTACAAGGATGTTTAATAACTAAAGCATCATTTGGAGATTTAGGTTACGGTGGTGATGATTTAGCTATGGTTGACATGACATTACAACCTGACAGATGTATATTAGTTTACTAAAAAATTAATTTTATATTATTGAACCCATCTTTAATAGGTGGGTTTTTTTATTTACATAAAGTAATAGTTAATTATTTTTAAAGAAAAAAATATTATGGATAACGCGGCAGAATATGGTCAAATGAATTTTAATCTACCACACGATGTGGTAAAATTACCTTCTAAAGGAATTTTTTATACACCAAAAAAAGAATCAGTTAAAGTAGGATATTTAACGGCAAATGATGAAAACTTATTAATGTCACAAAATAGTTCTAAAGATGGTATTGTTAATAGTTTATTAAAAAATAAAATTTATGAACCTGGATTTAATATTGAACAGTTAATAACTGCAGATGTACAGGCAATACTTTTATTTTTAAGAAATACTGCTTTTGGTCCTGAATATAATGTGAGTGTTAAAGATCCTAAGACTGATACTTATTTTGATGCTACATTAATTTTAGATGAAGTTTCTTATTTACCTATGAAAATTGTGCCAGATACTGAAGGATTATTCACATATACCTTACCTAAATCACAAAAGATTGTAAAATTTAAACTTTTGAATGTTGGTGAAGAAAAAAGAATTGACACAATAATTGAGAATTACCCTAAAGGTATGATTGTACCTGTCATTACAAAAAGATTAGAAACACAAATTGTTGAATTAGATGGTAGTAGAGATAAAGGAGTTATTGCTACGTTCATTAATAATATGCCTATTTCAGATTCTAAAGAACTAAGAAAATTTATAAACGAATGTGAACCTAAAATGGATTTACAAAGAAAAGTTATCGCCCCGTCTGGAGAAGAAGTAATAGTGAATATTACTTTTGGGGTGGAATTTTTTCGCCCTTTCTTCTAATTTCAAGACCTACTTATTAGACGAAATATATTATTTAGTAAAGTTTGGTAATTTTTCATATTCCGATTTAATGTCAATGCCTGTTTTTGAAAGAAAATTCTTTATGGACAAACTGTATAAAGAATATGAAAAAAAAGATGAATAACTATTTATATAATAAAAAATTATGATGTTGTGGTTATTTGATCCTGCTTCAACAGGTTCGGCTAATGAATGGGATTCTAAAGGTATTACCGCCACGGAGGCGATCACTGCAATTGCTAATGCATTAGACAAATTAGTTGACCCAAACACAACTTTAAGAGGAATCACCGAAATAGAAGATCAGGCTAGAAAATTACAAAAAACTATGACCGGAGGTATGGTCTTAGAATCAGGTAAGTTTAGAGAACAACTTATGCTATCATATGCCGGTGTTTTGAAAATGGGGGGGTCTTTTCAATCAATTACTGATGCTGTTGGTGGAATTGCCGACGGAATGGGAAAAGTTACTTTTTTGACAACAGACATTGTAAAAACAGGTGAAAAAATCAAAATGGCTAACGGCGAAATGAAAGACCTCACATATACCGCCGCTGAAAGTATGGTATCTTTGGCTAAAAGTACTAATATGGCAGAAAAAGAAGTTGGGGGAATGGTAAGTAATTTCATTAGACTTGAAGGGTCGCAATCCAAAAGTTTAGAAAAAATGCAAGACCTTGCTAAAACTGCGAGAATGTCAGGTTTGCAAAGTAAAAAATTATTAGAGGAAGTACAAACAAATCTTAAATCCGTTGACTCATTCAATTTTAAAAGTGGAGTTGATGGTTTAGCAAGAATGGCCGCTCAAGCACAAATATTAAGAACAAGTATTGATAGTATTGGTGCATTGACAAAGGCTCAAGATTTATGGGATCCTGAAAAATCAATAGAATTGGCGGCAAACCTACAAACACTTGGAGGGTCAATAGGTGATTTAGGTAATCCATTTAAATTAATGAATATGGGTATGAATGACGTTGAGGAGTTACAAAATCAAATGGTTGATATGGCGGCTAAAGCGTTTCAAATTAATGAAAAAACTGGTGAAATAGATATAAGTAACACTTCAAGAATGAGGCTGAAGGAACAGGCAACATTATTTGGTAAGACCTTAGAAGATTTTACCAAAATAGGTAGAGAAGCGTTCAAAGCAAAACAAGTAATGCAATCTGCGGCGGAAACAGGATTTGGTGAGGGGATGCCAAAAGAATCCAAAGATTTATTAGCATCACTAACCGAGTTTAAAGGTGGTAAAATGACTTTAGACATTCCTGGATTTAAAACGGATGACTTAGAAAAGGCGATGACACAAAGTCCAGAACAATTAAAAAAGGCATTAGAAGAATACCAAAAAGTTGCCGACTTATCAGATAGACAAATCGCCGAAAAAGGACTCACATTACAAGAAACTTCGGCTAGAGATCAAAGAATTATTCGCGATACTTTAATTATGAGTTTAAGTAAAGATCAAAGACAAGGTATTATAGACAGTTATGAAAAAGGTTTAGATGTTATGGCTAAAAATACACAAGAGGCAACTAAACAAGGCGCTGACATTGTAAAAGAAAAAGTATTAGGAAGTGGTAAAGAAATGGAAAATACAGGAGACGGAAAACTTGACCCAACTGATGAAGCTAACCAAAGAACCTATGCAAATACAAAGGAAAAAACAATATCAGGATCAAGAAAAAAACCACCAGAAAATGATGTTGCTTTTTCAACAGGAAATAAAGTTTTAAGTTTAGGGAAAGGTGAAATGTTTAATTTTATTAAAGAAGATGAAGCAGTATTTGCACCAAACTTATTAAAAAACTTAGACATCCTCAAAAAAACATATGAGGATTCATTTAAAATTAAAAATAATTTTGAGGGTAATAGAAGTTTAGATAATATTAAACAAATGTCATCCGCACCTTCAAGTATTAAAACTGAGTCAACTCAAAAAATTGAAGCATCTGGAGACATAAATATAAACATTAATGTCAATACTAGTGGAACCTTATCCGATGCTCTTATGAAAGATAGGACATTTACTCAAGAATTAAAAAATAGAGTCATGACAATTATCAAAGATAAGTCAAAAATCTCAGTAGAAAAAGGTCAAGTAAGATAAAAAAAATACCCATCATCTATTTATAAATAAAACATTAGATGGAAAGTCCACTATCATTTGATTCTACGGAAAACTTTAGAAAAAAATTATTACTAAAAAACTTGAAACCTTATAAAGTTGATGGTTTTTATAGTCCTGCAGAAAAAGTAACAAGTAGAGAATTTTCAGTAAACGATTATTCGGTTATTGATTCAATACCATTAGACATAACTTCAAAATTAATTGAACCTAATTTAATAGGACAAAATAAATACACACCACAAGCCGGTAGTTTTGGTGATATTGTTAATATTAATGTAAATAAAACAACACAAACAAATTTAGGATTTTACGGATATCCTAAAACTGAAAAGTCGTTTTTAGAAGTTTTTGGTAAAACAAAAGAAAAAGAGTTAGTTGTACAAAATCAGTACGGACCTGAAGGACAACAAAGTAAAACCACAGTAACACCTAACGTAAATTTTCAAACAAAAGCAAATGAAGGTAATTATGGTTATCCCGATTCTATTAACAGTGATTTAGAAAAAAAAGGAAATGAATTAGAAAGGTTTCTTAGAGTATTAAATAAATACGGTCCGGAAAAAGGAGGAGGTCAATATGGTGATAGTGTTGTTTTTGAATTAAAAACATTTGGTATTAATACTGGTGAATATAGAAATCAAAAAGATGCTGAAGGTAGTGAATTAGAGACCGTTGGGCAAAGACAAGAAATTTTTCAATATATTAAAAATAAGTATGGTCCGGCAACTAAAGGTGGACGTTCTTATGGTAGTACTGTTGATATTAATAAAGATCAACAAACACAAACAAATTTTGGAGAATATCTTCCTACAGAAAGTTCAGGAGATAATAGCCCTTTAGAAATATTTGGTGAACAAAGCCTTACAATATTATTAAATAACACATATCAACCGTTTAATCCTGTAGAGGCAACACCTAACGATAATGTAGAACAAAAACCAAATAAGGGTGAATACTTATACGGATCTTTTGTTGGTAAAACAACTGAAGAATCTCAAACATTTTATTATGCAAAAAATAAATACAATAGTGGTGAAGGTACTTTTACAACACCTGAAGAAGTAACATATATTAATGAAACAATTAATAGTCCTTATAGATTAAGTGACAGTACATTTGCGTTCATACCTTCAGATTATTTACCTGTAACAATCTTAACAACAGACAATGTTGAAAATATTAATGGTAGTGATGGAAAACTAAGTCAAGATTCCGCATTGGCTCAAATGGGTGCAAAACAACTTCAAAAAGAATTTAAGGCGAGAGTTGCATTTGAATTATTACAACAAACATTAGGTAGATCAACACTTAGTAATTCATCTATATCGCCTGATAGTGGAGGTATTTCAGTAAAACCAAATTTAAATCCTTTTGATGCTTTAGGTGTATTATCAAATAATCTTCCTATAATACAAAGAGATTTTAAAATTACACAACCACTTGTTGATAATCCAGGTACTTTAGGGTTTGCTGGTAGACTTTCAGGTTTATACTCACCATATTCTATAATTCCTGGAGAATATTTTGATTATCCTAATAGGAACTTTATTAGTCAAATACAAGAAAATCCTGTAGGTACAACTAACAATCTACTTAATAATTTAGTAAACAGGATAGCCGCACCATTGATTGATACTTCATCTGAATTATTTTTAGCAAATACTTCAGATGCGGTTAGAGGATTGTTGTTTGATCAATTATTTTACAACTATTATAGACCAAACTATCTATTAACTTCATTAAGAAACCCCAATCTTTTAGCACCACAAGGTAACTATTATATTGGTAATAATAAAAACTTTATAAGAGATGCCGTAAGTCCAAAAACGGATTTGGCTAAGTGGAAAAATGGTAAGGCAAATATAGGACCTGTTTTTAGTTATAGTGAAATTTCTAAAGAATATGAAGGTCAAAAAGTTACTGATATTCCTTTTGGTATTTATGCCAAACCTTTCTACGATAGCGTTGGTATACAAGGAGGTTTTACTTGGGTTGCAAATAATAACATATATCAACCAGGTAAATTTGTAGGGCCTGGTAACCTTCAAATTAATAGTGCGGGTACTGACACGGTTTTTGAACAATCATCTTTTGGTCCCGAATATAACAAAACAAAATCATCTGATTTTGATTTAACAGAAGGTTCTTTACTAGATGTTACTCAAAAATTAGTACAAGCAGCTAATAACTCATCAAGAAGATCTGAACATGTTGGTAACGCAATAAACCAAGTATCAAAAGTTTTCAAAGACGGGCTTTTGGAAATGACCAAAGGATCAAAAGTAATAAGATATACTACACCAAATTCAGTAAATAAGACACCAACAATAAAGGGGTATGAATATTGTAGATTGTTTACAAAAGATAGACCTTACTATACATATAACGAATTACAAAAGTCTGACGGACTTTTAAGAAGTGGCGGTAAAAATTCATATTCAGTTTTAGATAACACATATAACTTGAACATCGCACCAATGAAATCCGTTGGTAATGCTGGATCAACTAACATAGACATTAACGGAAAAGTTAAAAAGTACATGTTATCAATAGAAAACTTAGCTTGGAGAAGTTCTAGTAGGGCTGGTTACAGAATTGATGATTTACCGGCATGTGAGGTCGGACCCAATGGTGGTAGAATAATGTGGTTTCCACCATATGATTTAACTTTTAATGATACCTCAACCGCACAATGGGAAGGAATTAGATTTTTAGGTAGACCTGAACCTCTATACGTTTATAAAAGTACCGAGAGAGGGGGATCACTATCATTTAAAATAGTTGTTGATCACCCATCAATAATGAATATTATAGTTAATAAAGAATTAGAAAAAGAAAATAATAGTGAAACTACTAAGATTATTGATTCATTTTTTGCGGGTTGTTTAAAATATGACCCTATTGATTTATTAAAAAAGTATAGACAATTTAGTTTGAGTGACATTTACGAAACGACAACCACACTTAGAACGATAAGAGAACTTGAATTAGTAAAAAATGAATTACCTAATGAAAAAGTAACAGGAGAAAAAACAATAGAAACAAATACAGAATTACCTAAAGCAGAAGAAAAATCAAATGAAATAAATAAAATTGTTGATGAATTAAATAAAGAATCGGAAAAAGGAGGTAAATTTGAAGAGGTTATTTTATTATTTGACCAATCAATACCAAAGGAAAAAACAAATTTAGATCCAGATGTAGAAAAAAGTAAAACTCTAAGTGATGCTAACTATGAAACACTTTATAGTACATTTATTAATAATGAGCAAACATATAAAAATAAGATAGAAAATATACTTGGTTACCCTGATGGGTACTATATGAGATTTTCAGACTTTAAAAAATTTAAAACAAAAGAAGAAATAATTGCAAGTAACAATACTGTTACAGATACTAATTTAGGTACCGACTATATTATTTTTAGAAAAAATGAATTAAACAGTTTATTTTCTAATATAAAAGAACAAAAAAATAATTTTGATGATTTATTAAAAAAAATCGCATCAGCATTAGATTCCGAATCTACAGTTTCTTTCAACATAGTTGCATCTGCAAATGCTAATGGTAGTGTTTCATATAACGATTTATTATCTAAAAGAAGATATGATGCGGTACTACAAACAATTTTAAGTTTCCCAACATCAAATGGAACCTTAAAAAAATATTATGACTCAAAAAAATTAACAATAACACCGGTATTTGAAGGAAAAACATCTTTATTAAAAAATAAAAATTACTCAGATATTAGATGTGATAAGCCATTTAAAAACACTAATGAAGATGGTTACTCATCAATACAGGCGATGTTATGTAGAAGAACAACCATAACAGAATTAAAAGTGAGTCCACCTAATATTACAACAACACCTGAAGACTCCTCATCAACTCCTGATAAATTAAAAGAAAATTTAGAGGGTAGTGGTCCTAATTTATTAGCTGCTGACAACAAAACTACAGAAAACCCAACACCACAATATAAAACGGTTGAAAGACAAATCACTGTTAATTCAGCAAACCCAAATTTAAAGGGATTGACCAAAAAATTATTGAGAAGGTTGTTAAGTGAATGTGATTATTTTGAAATGGTCAAACAACAACAACCAATGATCTATGACGGGATAAAAAGTAAGATTAAAAACTTCCAACCCGTTTTTCATTCAATCACTCCTGAAGGATTAAACTCAAGATTAACCTTTTTACATCAATGTACAAGACCTGGAGATACAATACCTACGGCTACTTCAACAGGGACGGGGTTAGATTATAATGACGTATTTAATAGTGCCTTTGGTACTCCACCTGTAGTTATAATCAGAGTAGGGGATTTTTATCACACTAAGGCAGTTATTGATTCTGTACAATTTAAATATGACGATGCTAAATTTGATCTGAACCCTGAAGGTATAGGACTTCAACCAATGATTGCGGATGTGACGCTAAGTCTTAAATTTATTGGTGGTCACGGTTTAGCAAAACCAATCGCACAAATACAAAACGCACTTACATTTAATTATTATGCTAATACTGAAATTTACGATGAAAGAGCCGAAGTAACAGAACCTGTTTTTGATGAAACAAACGCGGAAATTTTAGACGATATTGAAAACGAATACGGGGTATTAGATGTTAAAGACAATCAAGGAAGTGGTGCTGGAAACACAATAGGTGGTGTTTTATCTAATTTCTTAGATGTGACCACAAGTGCAGTTACAGGAAGTATTCAGTACGAAACAAAAATGACAGAATTGGTTCAAAAAACCAAAGACTATTTTGATTCGGTGTTTAATAATATAGAAAAAATTAATAATGAAGCATTAATTGGTGGTATTATTTTATATAATAATAATAAAAAATATACTGATGGATATTTTAATTGGTTAAGTGGTAGTACGAATAATCTTGTTAAAATTTTTGGTAAACCCGTTGCAACCGCATTAACAATAAAACAAGTTATAGACCAAGCAAAACTGGATGTAGATAACGAAGACTCACCAATACTTGGAGGTTTACAAAATACTAATTTTAATAAAGAGGAAAAACGAAAAATTAAAAGAAAGTTAAAAGAAATAATTGACGCACAATTCGGTTTTTTAATTGGAGTGACTTCTAACGCTCAAGGTAATATAATAGATAATGAGTTAAAATTAATACAAATTACAGATGAGTTAAATTTTATTTGTGATAAGACTGACGGTTATTTAAATAGAAGAGGCGGTGCTGTAATTTATAATTTGTCTGGAACTACAGGTGAAGACGACCCATTATCAAACACTTATGATGAATTTGTAAATGATTTTTTAAAAGTGGGTAACGATTTAAACTATTTCAATCAAAAACTTGATGAGTATAAAATAGTTCCTTCAGGATCTCCTTACACTTTTAATTCGGAATATCTTTTTGAGATGTACTTAACGCCTGATTTAGAAGAAAGTAAGGGTTATGAAAATGTACCTAAAGCCGTAAATGTGTTTTTTATTGTTCTTGGTAAACAAATTTTGGATGGATACGAAAAATTTGTAGACAATATTGTAACAGTCATAGAAGACACAACTAATCAAGACCTTTGGAAAACTTATTTATTATCCAACTTAGGATTTAATTATTTTGCAAATGAAAATAAAATAGTGAAAAGACAGACAGGACTATATCAAGATTTTGAAAGATCTAAAACGGAAAGTACAAAATTATTTCAAAAATTTAAAGATGAAGTACTAACGAGTTTATTACCTAATAATATTTATAAACCATTTACTGGACAAAAGAAAAGAATTATGGATTATGAAAAACAAAATCCAGCACAACAACAAAACGAACAAAATTTAAGAAATGTTTGGTCACAAATAGACATACCAAGCGAATACTTTAACCTTAAAAAAACATTAAATTAGTATGGATTTTTATAGAAGATACAGCAAATTTACACTTAATGGAACCTCATTAGTGGTACCATTCATAAACATAGGTAATAGACCTTCCGATCAAAAATATATTTACAGATCGGGACAATCAAGGTTAGATAAAATTAGTTATGAAAAATACGGTTCACCATATTTTGGTTGGTTAATACAAATAGCGAACCCGATTTATGGTGGTCTTGAAAGTAATATACCAGATGGCACAATATTGATCATACCATTTCCATTAATAAGTGCATTACAAGACTACAAAAGTGCAATAGATAGTTATATTTTTTATTATGGCAGATAATTTAAATCAAAAAACAATTTATGTAGAAACTGACTACGATAATATAATTTTAATAGACCCTAATAAAATTGTAGTTGATGGAGAAGTTAAAGATCGTTTAGTTGACCACGAAGATTTAGTCTTTTATGCAAATTTAGAAACTAAAGTTGTACCAAGAACAAAATTAGCGGTTGGGTTAGATTTGGATAGTGATGTTATAAGTACACAAATTGCAAGTTTGGAAGGAAGAAAAACCGGAGACCCGAATAAAAAAGGAGATGATATTAACTTTTTAAGACCTAAAGGTAAAGATTCATATGATACAAGTTGGTCAGATCAAGTAACCGGTATGGGGTCAAGAGAAGGTCAAGGATTAAATCAAACAAATGAGAGGCAAATAAACAATAAAGACGGTACCATAAGATACGCTAGATCGGTTTCTAACTATCAAGATACACAAATGTTAGGTATTGAAAGTATTAGAGTAGATATAACCGGTGGAAAGGCAGGAGGTATGTTTACCCCAACAGTAGAGATACAACTTATTGATATACAAGGAAGAACTTTGTTTGAACAAGGGGAAAACTCACTTTATTCTGTATTTTTTAATCTACCATACCCCATATTTTATTTAACATTAAAAGGTTATTACGGTAAGGCAATAAGATATAGTTTAAATTTAGTTAGTTTTAATGCGAGTTTTGATAACAGCTTGGGAAATTTTAGAATAGATCTTAAATTGATTGGTAAAAATTCAGGATTACTAAGCGACAGCTTATTAGACTATTCAAGGACCGCACCAAAAATGTTTCCACAAATAGTTGAAACAAAAGACCCATCACCAACAAATAGTGTAAATACTACAGTAAAATCAGAACAATCATCATTAGGTAGACAAAAATTAGATGAAGTTTATAAAATTTATAAATCAAAAGGATTAATTGATGAAAGTTTCCCACATCTAACAATAGATGAGTTTATTGAAGATGCAGATAGCTTTACAACCTTCATGAACCAAAGTATAGAACAAGGTGATTTTGTGGTTTTAAGTGACATTGACCAATTTAGAAACGACCTTTTAGAAATTAAAGATAGGGCATATAAAGTAGTTTTGAATAACTATTTAGACACATCAAATTATATAATTTATGATGGGCAAATTTTTTATTCATTTAAAAACACTTTAGATTTTCAAAAAAGACAAGACATAATATCGGCAATTAAAGCTGAAATAAATAATTCCTTAGATAACATGAGAAGAAATGCCTCTTTTGGTGAGGATGCTCAAGGGGAAAATCAAATACCTGTAACTATAACTGATGAAGAAATTTTTGAGGATTTTGATTATAATAAGTTAACTTTTGAAGATTATAAAAAAACAATGGCCGCAAGAATTGGGTCAATACCTACTGACGAACAAGTAAATCTTTTTATCGCTCAAATAAATCAAGATTTTTTAGCTAAAGAAATTATAAAAGATATTAATGGTAATGATATTGAAACATTCCCTACACTTATAAAATATGGAGAAATAAATTTTGGTGGTAATAAATACGTCACAAATAGTTTCTTGGATAAAATAAACGTTCTTAAAACTAGAATAGATGAAAGGGAAGTAGAAATAGAAACAGAAATATCAAACAGTCTAGCGGTAAGATTCTTTTCTAAAGATGGTGGTTTAGGGTATGAACCCACTTTAAGAAATGTAATGGCAATACTAATTGCTGGTTTAGATACTTTCTATCGTCTAATGGACAAGACACATACAGACGCTAATAATTTAAGAGATAATCCAAGAAGAGTATCTACAATTTTACCTCCTGATAAAAATAATAGTATTGATGGAAAAAATTCCACACAAGGAGTATCTGAAGAAATTAAAAATATTAATATTGTTTATCCTTGGCCAACATATTTTGTTGAAGAAAAAGATGAAGAAGGTAATAATAAGTATAATATTCATTATGTTGGTGAACCAAAATATGCTGATCAAACAGAAGGTTTTGATGAAAATGTTTGGCCTGAAGTAAAATTTTTAGAAAGTTACTTAAACGCTTCAATTGAAAAATCAGTTCAAGCTAAGAGAAATGTCTATAACAACCCAAAAGAATTAGCAAAATACGGTTCTTGTAATACTTTGTATTTTCCATTTGAGGTCGCACCATATTTTAACACATCTGAAGTACAATTTATGTATGAAATGTATGAAAGAATTTATGCGTTGAGTCATTATACAAAACTCAAAAAAAGCACATTTAACACTAAACAGATAAATAAATTTTTAGCAGAATTAGAGGCTAAAAATATAATAAGTTCTGCACTACAAAACCCACAGTTAGTAGAGAAATTAAAAACAAAAAAATATAATTTACGAACATTAAGAGATGAGCTACAGGCGATATCAAATTATAACGGTGCTGGTACATCATGGAATGATTTTATAAGAGATAAATACGTAACAGAAGAAATAAGAAACGTTATTCAAAAAGATTATGGTTTATATGATTTAAGTACTTTGAGTACAAGATCTATAAGTTTAGATAACACCACACCATTTATTAAAAATTTTGAAGATTATTTAAGAAGTACAGAAGTAGAAGAAATTTCATTTTTGGATACTTTACCATATACTGACGAAGATTTTGTGACAGGTTCTACGGTATATACTACGCCTAATAATTATAATCTAACTGTTGAAACGTATATTTTTTTAGATGATAAAAAAACAATTGCAAGATTGAACGAGACTGAAAGCATTAAAAAAATAAAATGTTATAAATACTATGCTAAAAAACAATTTGAAAATTTTACAACACCAATATTAGTCAGTAAAAGTAGTTCAAAAACTATTAATAATAGACTAACACTTAAAGAATTTTTTCTTAATAATGATTTTGTTGATAGATATGTTACAGTAGATAAACTTGAACTAGACCCAACATTTTATTCAGGAAATGTTGAAACAAACATACAAAGTTGTTCATTATTAAATACACCATACTTTATAAATGCATTATTAAAAGGTGTTGAATTAGAAAAAAATTCAAACGAAAACCCATATGTTGCACTTGGATATATTTATTTGAACTCATTACCTCTTTCAGAATTATCTGACCCACTTATTGACTACGATACTGATAGGTATTTAGATTCTTTTGGTGGAACACTCAAGAATTTTTCATCAATACATCAAATACCATATGCAACAGTATTAAAATTTGGTTCTGTTTGGCATAGGTATAAAAATTATGTAGAAACCCAAAAAGATATACTAGACGATGTATGGGAAAATTTTAATTATCAAAAATATTATGACCCATTTTTAAACAATTTACAAACACAGTTTAAAATTAAAAATTATACAGGAGGATCTATAGACTTTAAAGCATTAGATTTAAAGGTAGAACCATTTACTGGATACATGGATATATTAAACACAGGATTTTACCCAAAACTTATAAACGATTTTTATTGGTTCTTTACTAAAAAAGATTTATTCACAACATATAACCAAACTGAATTTGATAATTTATATAATGAAGGTAAATTAAAAATTGGATCAAACACTAATGCCTCTTATTTTATGAATTTTAGTGGAGACCCAAACGACAACGCAAGAGCCATTATTATTAAACCATATTTTCAATACGTCACATTTGATAAAGACCCACTGATTGATAAAAGTTACAAAACACATTTACTTATACCTTCAAATGGAGGTATAAAAATCAACCAAACAGTATTTGAGTGTTTTGATGTTAACGACAAACTAAAAATTGAAGTGATTAATAATCCGGCAATGTATAATGGTTCTGTAAGGTCTTTTTGGGGAGCACCACAATTTGGGTATTATGATAACGATTTAATTAAAAAACCTGAGTATAATGAATATTTAAATTTTGGGAAAGAACTGATGTCCAAAACAGTGGAAGATATGTTTTCAATATTTAAACCTGAAATCTTAGACTTTTTTGAAAAGGTGTTTTTAGGTTTTTGTGAACCAAACCCAACCGCAAACGATATTCTTTTTTTAGAAAAAGAACAAACAAGCCCAACATATACAAGTACAAATAAAATAAAAAATATAAAAGAAAGAAGATTATTTGATCAAATTAAAAACATTTTTTTAGTTAGAGATAATGACGTTGAATTAGTTAACCAAGAAAACCAAGATGCCTATGAATTGGCAAAAAGACAATTAGCCAACATGTCGTTAGGTATTAAAAAATTTATGGAGTTTGATTGTGTTTTTAAAATGGGAAATGCTGGAAATTTTGATAGAAGGTTATTTAACAGTATATTGAATGAACCAGGAAATCCTGTTGACCCATTTGTTTTTGAACCATATGAGATAAACACATTACCTGGTGCCGGACAAACAATATCATTAACCCAAAGTAGGGCAAGCTATAATAATGAATGGAAAACTATGTTAAAATATGTTGGTTTTTCAACTATCAGTGGTTGCAACTACACTAATACGGGTTCCACGTTTACTGATTTTTTTATAGATATGAATATTAAATTCTCAGAAGAGAATATAAAAACACTATATCCACTTATCAGAATATATGCAACACAAAAACAACAAAAATTAAAACAAAATTTACCATACAATGGTCAAACTTTTACAAAACAACTTAAAGCTTTTTTAGATGACCTAAGTTTGGTTGACGATAATATAATTTCAGAAGTATCATTGTATTTAAATAAAAACTTACCTAACAAAAAAACAAAAACCAATTCAAATGCAACAGTAGAAGGTGAAACAACCAAACTGTCTTTGTATAATGTATTTCAAACATTAAATGATAAGTGGATTTCAGGTACTGACTTTCAAACCAAAACACTATTTGAAGATTTTTTATTCCATGATACCGCAAATAATGATATTGGAGATAAGATACAAATAAATTTAGAAGACGTAAGAGATCTTTTTAAAAGCGACGGAGGAACCGATATATATTCAATAGTTGGTTACTTGTTGGAGTTATGTAGTAACATGATCTTTTTTTCTTTACCTGCTTACATTAATTTTTACGGTATACAAAACCCATCAAAAAATCCTCAAGCGGTAGACATTGATCCGGCTAATAGTTTATTTGGTACTTGGACAAACGTAGATTATATAAATTCAACAGCAAAGTTTTTATGTGTTTACACAGGTAAAGAATCGGAAAAACCAAGACAAAATGATAACAGTTTTGTATTATACGGAGATGATAGTTACGATTTTAGAAATCCAACAACAAACCCAAACAGAAAACAAGACGGTAAACAAAATAAATCTTTATCAAATAAAGTGGTGGGGTTTAATGTTGACTTTGGTATAAGAAATCAAAATATATTTAAAAATATAAGTGTTGGGATGCAAGACAAAAAAAACACAGCGGCAACATTTATGGTTAGAGATAATTTGGCTAATAGTGCTAGTGGTGATAGAATAAATCAACAAACCGCTTCATTATATTCGTTTTACAAATCATTGTCATATACATGTAGTGTTAATAGTATGTCTAATGCAATGATACAACCTATGATGTATTTTAATTTAAGACATGTTCCTTTATTTTATGGACCATATCTAATATTTAAGGTAAGTCATCAGTTAAGTAGTGGTGGTGAATTTACGACTGATTTTACAGGTTCAAGAATGCCTAAATACGCATTACCACAACCTGAAAGTTTAGGAACATATGTTAAGGCAAATTACTTACAAAAATATAAAGCAAAAATATTAGAAAGAAAAAACACAGAGGGACAACCTGAAAATTATGAATCAATATTAGATCCAGAACAACAAAAACTAGAAAAAGAAGGTTTATTGTCAGACCAAAGTGCTTGTGAACAAATAGTAAATGCCGATTATAAAACATTCCCATTTGTTAAAGTAGATAAAAAAACTTTAACTTTTGAAGATTTAAAGGTTTTAATAAATGATACATTAGGACCAACAAATAATCAAAATGATAGAAATTTAAAAATAACATTATTTACGATTGCTTTGACAAGACCTTTAAACCAATCTGAAAGTTCAGGAACAATTGAGCCATTAAATAATAACTATTTTGAAATAAATGCGGTAAATAAAAATAATGGAAATAGACCTGAATTTTCAGAATTAATTTGTGTTAATAACTCAGACGTACCGACACCATTATTTTCGTTTAGTGCCGAAACCGATTCTATAAAAATTGCATCTTCATATTTGACCCAACCAATATTAGTACTACCAAGATTGATTGAGTTAAATGGTAATGATCAAAACGCGTTTTATAGTGGAATTTCAGAATTTGTAATAACAATATGGGAGGCAGGAATATTAATTGCGGATGATCCGGCAACCCCTAATGTTATTGAACAGTTAAACGCGGAATACATCAAAAACTACATAGATTTAAATTTAAGTAAGGGAACAATTACACAAGACTCATTTGATTCCTATATTAACGTGGTTAAGATTGCTGAAAATTATTTTTAAATTTTACAAATAAGCATATATTTATATATAAAATTAAACACTATGAACGTAAAAAGAATTTTAGACGAATATCTTAGAAAAGATACTCGTATAACAGAAAGACAAACAGAAAATGGGTATAAAGAAGTTTGTGATTTAGATACTGGTGATTGTTATACAATTAGAATGAAAGATGGACTTATTGAAAGATACGACAATACCGTAAAAACAAACAGAACATTAAAAGTTGAGACACCTACGGGAGTTAAAACATTATTGAATGGTTAAAACTTTTTAACAAAATGAATTTAGAATCAAAAATACTAGCAGAGATCAGAAGATTTAATCAAATTAATAATTACATAATCAAAGAACAAGGTGATGTACCACCACCACCTGAAGACCCTGCAGCCGCAGGTGCACCACCAGCCGAAGATCCTGCCGCCGCAGGAGCACCACCAGCTGGAGATCCCGCAGCGGGTGCGCCACCAGCGGGAGGAGATGCAGGTGCACCACCGGCAGGAGGAGAAGAAATACCAGAACCTGTTGACGTACCAAATGATCCTGACGTTGAAGAAGTTGGAGGAGAAGATAAAGGAGAAGGTGAGGACGAAACCGAAGAAATTGACATTACTGATTTAGTAACTGCACAACAAGAAATTAAATCTAAACAAGAGGAATTTATGGATAGCATTTTTTCAAAATTAGATGATTTAACATCTAAGTTGGAAAACATGGATAAACTTTTAAATAAAATAGATAGTTTAGAAAATAAATTTGATAAATATAGAGAAAAAACACCTGAAGAAAAGTTAGAGTTAAGATCTTTAGATTCTTACCCATACAATCAAAAATTAACAGATTTTTTTGATGATAAAAAAATGGACATGGAAAAGTCAGGTAAAAATGAATATGTTTTAACTTCCGATGATGTAGAAAGTTTTTCACCTAATGAAATTAAAAAAACTTTTAATATTTATGACGCAGAAGAAGACGAAGAAAATATAAAAGAAAATTACAAAAGAAGACGTAGATTTTTATAAAAATATAAGGGACCAACAAGGTCCCTTTTTTATTTGACATTCTACCAAATTCACTTATAATTGTTATAGATAAAAGAGTATAAATTAAAAACAAAAATCTATGGCAAATTCAATTGATGCAGTACTAGCACAGTACGAAAAGAACTCACAACCAAGTGGTTCACCGAGACAAAACATCTCACAAGAAGACAGAATGAAAAAGTATTTTTCAGCAATTCTTCAAAAAAATGAAAAATCTGCACAAAAAAGAATCAGAGTTTTACCTACAAAAGACGGTTCATCACCATTTGTTGAAGTTTGGTATCACGAAATTCAAGTAAACGGGCAGTGGGTTAAGTTGTACGACCCCGATAAAAACGACAACGAAAGATCACCACTTACAGAAGTTTATAATGAACTTATTTCAACAGGTAAAAAAGAAGATAAAGAACTAGCATCACAATACAGAGCACGTTTATTTTACATTGTAAAAGTTATTGATAGAGATAATGAGCAAGATGGTGTTAAGTTTTGGAGATTTAAACACAATTACAAACAAGAAGGTGTGTTAGATAAAATCTTACCTATTTGGAAAGCTAAGGGTGACGTTACAGATTCAGAAAAAGGAAGAGACCTTATTATTGAATTAACAAAGGCAAAAACTCCACAAGGAAAAGAATATACCGTTGTTCAAACAATTATGTATGATGATCCTGCTCCATTACACGGAGATAAAGAAATCATGGAAGGTTGGTTACAAGACGAATTAACTTGGAAAGATGTTTATTCTAAAAAACCTGTTGAGTATTTAGAGGCAGTTGCTGTAGGAGAAACGCCAATTTGGAATTCTGAATTAAAGAAATATGTTTATGGTGAAGAAGCTGAGATTTCATTAGGTGGGGCACAAAAAGATGAGACACCTATTGTTGACCCACAAGCAAATGATGAACCATCTGAAGAATTACCTTTCTAAAATAATTTAATATGAATAAGATCGCACAAAAAATGTATGAAGCTCTGACCTTGAAATATAGGTCAGAGATGGCAGAAGCTGAAGCCACCCTTTTAGTTTACTTTAATAACTCTGTTGGTATTGGAGAACACCCACAACACTTAGAAGAAATGGATAGGTTTGTTGAAAAAATGACTAACGCTAAAGACAAGTTAGAAATGTTAGAAACAGTTTACAAGTACAACATAAAAAAAGAAGAGGGATTTGAAGTGACTGAAGATATGTTAAAAATTTTAAACGAACAAAAAGAAGAAGAAAATGGCAATTAAAAAGAATGATTTTAGTTCACTAAAGAAAAAGTTTTCTACATCTGCAAAATATAAACCACAAAGGTTTTTTGATTTGGGTGAACCTTTCTTAGATGCTGTTGGTTTACCAGGACCTGCGATGGGTCACATAAATATGTTTTTAGGTCATAGCGATACAGGTAAAACAACCGCATTAGTAAAGACTGCGGTTGATGCACAAAAGAAAGGAATACTACCTGTATTCATAATTACAGAACAAAAATGGTCTTTTGAACATGCTAAACTAATGGGATTTGAATGTGAAGAAGTTGTTGATACAGAAACAGGTGAGTTAGAGTGGGACGGGTTTTATATCTTTAATAATAACTTTGATTACATTGAACAGATTACAGATTACATTAATGATTTGTTAGATGCACAAGAAAAAGGTGATTTAGACTATTCATTATGTATTATGTGGGATTCAGTAGGTTCTGTTCCTTGTAAGATGACTTATGAAGGTAAAGGCGGTAAACAACACAATGCAAGTGTATTAGCCGACAAGATTGGAATGGGAATCAATCAAAGAATATCAGGATCAAGAAAGGCGGATTCTAAATATGAAAACACTTTAATTATTGTTAATCAGCCTTGGGTAGAATTACCTGACAATCCTTTTGGTCAACCTAAAATTAAAGCAAAAGGCGGAGAAGCAATTTGGTTAAATTCATCATTGGTATTTTTATTTGGAAATCAAAAAGGAGCAGGAACAACTAAGATCACAGCAACAAAAGACAAAAGAACTGTAAAGTTTGCATCAAGAACAAAAGTGTCTGTTATGAAAAATCACATTAATGGACTTGGGTTTGAAGATGGAAAAATTATTGTGACACCACATGGATTTTTACCCGGTAAAGAAGCGTCCGAAGAAAAGGCATCAATTGAACAATACAAAAAAGATTATGCTGAGTATTGGAAAGAAATTATCGGAGTTGATGGTGACTTTGATTTAAAAGCAGAAAAAGAAGAAGTAGAATAGTAAGAACCCTGTAAGTTTACAGAAATGACAAAAACCCTATTAGTTGACGGGAATAATTTATTGAAAATTGGTTTTCACGGAGTTAAAGATTACTTTAACGGAACTGAACATGTAGGAGGTATTTGGCATTTCCTTAACACATTACGAAGGTTCATAGACGAAGAAAACTTCAACAAGGTAGTTGTATTTTGGGACGGAGAACTGTCAACATCCCAACGAAGGTTAATCTACCCAAAATACAAACTTAACCGAAAAGGAACAGTCGAGGACTTCAAAGAAGAATCATTTGGTAAACAAAAACAAAGAGTAAAACAATACTTAGAGGAAATGTTTGTCAGACAAGTTGAATTTGAAAACTCTGAAGCCGACGACCTCATCGCCTATTATTGTAAAATATCTAAAGACGAATCTAAAACCATATTTAGTGGAGATAGAGACCTCACACAACTTATCTCAGAAGATGTTACTCTGTATTCCCCAAATACAAAAAAGTATTATAAAAACGGAGATAAAATCAAACTACATGAAATAGAGATTCCCCATTACAATGTTAAAACGTTTAAGATAATATCTGGTGACAAATCAGATAACATAGATGGTATCTATTATCTAGGTGAAAAAACATTAATCAAACTATTTCCTGAGATACTTGATAAAAAGGTTAGTTTTTCTGATATTTTACAAAAGGGTGAAGAACTCCTTAAAGAACAAAAAGATAATACCGCTTTAAAAAATTTACTGACGGGTAAAACAAAAGAAGGTATATTTGGTGACGAGTTTTTTGAAATCAATAAAAAGATTGTGGATTTATCGGAACCACTTATTAGTGAAGAAGGAAAAGAGTTAGTTCACTCTTATTACTCTGAGTCATTGGATCCTGACGGAAGAGGATATAAGAATCTAATTCGGATGATGATGGAGGACGGATTATTTAAATACCTACCAAAAGGGGATGAACAGTGGGTATATTTTTTAAAACCATTTTTAAAGTTAACAAGAAAAGAAAAAACAAAGTTTAAAACAAAAAAGTAAAATTATGAAAGAGCAGAATGATGTAACAAAGGTTGAGTTTCTAATTACACTTAACAACAATTTTGTGGTACAAAGATTCTTTAATGTAAAAGGTTATCATGAAAAGGCTGAAAATTCAGTTGAATTATATGAGTACATTAAGTATCTATCTGAGTCACTTCAAACAAAATTGAGAAACAAGTGTATGGTATATATGTTAGACAATAGATACCAGATTGAAGAGGACCCAAGCGTTTTAGAAACATCAAACACAGATGGGCCTGAGATATTTAACATAATCTTAAAGGTCGGAAATAAGACAATTTGTCATAGAATTATTGATGCGAAACTATACCCACCAAAGGTGAGATATACACTGGATATACGCCCAGACATAAAAAACATTTTAAGAGAATTAACTGACATTTTATCAGAGAAAAATTTATCTTATCAGTACCTTAATTATTCGTTCGCTTAACTA